ACCGTTACCCTCGGCCACCCACCTGTCGGGTTCCACCTTGATCAGCAGCACCTTACCAGGCGAAGCTACTTCTAGGGCGATATCCTCTCCGCCGGTCAGTATATTGTATACATTACCCTGCTTCGAAATGAAGAATGCGTCAGAACCTGATACATTGATGATAGTAACCGTGGCACCTAGATTGGCGTCGAACAAGGTTTGATCTTCGATGAGGACATACCCTCCCGCCGCATTGTAGAAGTGGCTGCCGATAGTATCTGCATCGACCACAAAGTTGGCTGTCATTATCTTCTGAGGTAGGGTCAATCCGCCGGGTATCTCCACCCAGTCCATATCTCCGTTCAGGAAGGTACGTGTAGTCGGTGTGCCGGCAGTATCTAGCTCGTCGATACCGACTGAATCATCCTGCATTTTAGCTTTACTGACTGAGTTATCAGCCAGTTTTATCTCTGTGACTACACTGTCTGCCAGCTTAGGTGTGGTCACCGACCCATCAGCTAACACCAGCGCCAGCTGATCTAGGTCGATGGCAGGAGCAGTAACCAACACATATGCAATATCAGGTGCCGCCGCGCTTACCACCAGCTGGAGAGTTCTTCCGCCGATATTCTTGTACCATAGCTGGTTGCTCAATCCGAAAGTAGCGGGGTACCATGTGTAGTCGAACCAATTACCGGACTCCACACTACTGTCTGAATTGTGAAGCCCGTAGTACAGCTGTGACGTCGGCGAGTCACTAAATCCGGTCCCGACGTTATCTGTAGCAAACTTAACGTGTAAGTATCGATACAATAAGGATAGCCTACCAACATTACCTGCGCCTACCACACCGGTACCCTCGTCAGCCGTAACTCCCGTAGGTAGATCAGACACGTACCTAGAAAGCTGCTGCAAGAAGTCATCGAGTTCCGGATCACCGGTGAATGGAGGACTGAATCGCATGGTATTACCTCCTTGAAGTGCTCTTGACTATATCAAGTCCCAGCATTGATAGTTTCCAGTGGTATTCAGACTGGATCTTCATATTGATGAATCTACCCTCTGTTCTAGGATCGATCTTGTAACCCTGGCTCTCACTTCTAGGTTGTATTGTGAATAGGTCTCTACCATCAGTATTTGTGTATACGGGTTCCTTGTCGTACACGTTCTGGTGGGTCATATATATGTCTATGGTTGCATCTAGATCCACCACTTCAAACAAAGGCGTAATGCCGGCAATGTAGTTAGAGCCGAATGGATCGTCGGCAGCAAGCCGCTTACGTTCAACCATTGACAGGAAATCAACGAATGTGCCGGTACCTGTATCATACATCTGGTAGCCCGAATCGAACTGCATAACTCGAGTTTCGCTCAGGCAGCCAAGCATAGTCTCTTTACCGTACTTAAATGAACCGGAAGATAGTTCCGGTGCCCTGAAGATACTCTTGACGTTAGGCAGTGTCCGCAGCGTGAAGTTATCTTCCAGATAGTTGTATACAAGCGCCTTATTACACTTAGCTGTAGAAGCAGTCAGGTCAGGGAAGCAGATCCAGATCTCTCTGAACTGTGCATTCTTCACCAAGAATACTGAGTCAACATACGTCTGATTCAGATTGTTGAAGAAGTACTCACGCATGCGACCCTCAGCAACCGGTTTAATCTGGCCAGAACCGTTATGCGTGTAGATATCGTTGCGGTCAACTACAAGGTGTTGATTGTCGAACTCTACTACGCAGTTGGTGCCTAGCGCACCGTGGCCTCGCGCATACGGTCTTACTGACGCTATCCCGTTGTTGATAGTTAGGGAGTGAATGGTATTGGATGAGTAAATCATCATATTACCACGCAGTTCTAGCATTTCTACAATCGGGCTCTCAGCCGTAACTTCAAACTCGTCAGCAGTATCTGTAGTCAGACCCGGTTGCCATATAGACGGGAAGCCACCGATCGCAGCCTGCACTGAGATACGGATAGTAGAGGGTGCAGCTGTGATGCTCACACCGTCATTGATGGTCAGGTTAGCAGCTACCAGGGAATAATTGAATGGACGAATCACTTTAGCAGTCACAGTGTAGCCTGAACCATAGTTCCACCCCGTGAACGGCTGTAGTGCAGCGTCAGCTATACCGCCGTTGTACAAAGCATACAAAGGTGTTGACTGGCCATTGTTGAAGAAGATGGCATATCCGCCACCAAAGCTGTCCATTTGCCAGCTGCTGTTAGAGTAGCTTCCGCTGGCTAGTAGTGTGGATTCGGTGCCTGATGCATTTTTGCGGATGATACTGCCATCCTTAGCAAATACGTTGTATCCCGCATCAGGGCGTCGCCAGTGTATGCCATACTCAGCTTGCAGAGATGACATAGATAGTAGGGTTGACTCTCCTAGGAAGGACTCTACAGAGGACTTTCTGAATCTTACATTCAGTGCATCCGTGAATACATTCTCAGGTAAGTTGATCGGGGAGGTGTCTTTGACGAGACCTCCTTTGCTGAGATCTTTTACGGGTACCACTGCCATGTTTGTTTCCTTTATTGTTTCTCTTTAGGCACCAACAGTCGTTGATATGCATCGCGACACATTTTCAGAGAGTGCCTCAAGGTGTCTGCTGCGGTAGCTTCCCCAATAAGAAATTCTCCATCCTCTCTAGAAAGTTCCTTTCCAGTGATGTCTGTTCCTGGGCACTGAGGGGTGGCAGGCTTGGGATCGTTACGGGGCGGTTGTGGGGCACTACTACCTCGGGAGGGGCGCTTGCGCAACTCGCCAATAAGACGATCACGATGGTCATTGATAGCTTTGATTTCATTCTCTTTCTCCGCCAGACCTTCGAGTAGCTTGGTCTGAAGTTCCTTCTCAGTAGCTCTGGCTTGGGCATCCAGCTTGGCGACCAGTACTCTTTGCTGATCTTGGTACGCATTTAGCTTGAGTTGTCCCTCTGCTGTAGCTACCCCGTATCCGGCGTTGTATCCGGAAGTACGTAGATAGATACCACCGCCGACGAGCACAGCTAAGATCAGCAGAACACCGATGACCCTCACCGCGATTGGTGTCAGTACACCGGCTAGTTGCCCATACATTTTTGGTGCTCCTCGTTACGTCGCTTGGTTAGGCCGGGGAGGGCTTTCCCCTTGAACTTGTCCCAGCGTAGGATCTCTTTACAGGCACCTGCGTAATCGAGCGAACGTAGCTTCTTTACCAGGGTAGACTTGCAGAAGGCAGTCTCTCCGATGTTGTATGTCAGCGATACGTATGCATCGAACTCATACTGGTGCATCGGCACCGGAGCACAACGCTTCACAGCTGACTCAAACTTATTAGCATCAGCCAGGAGCCTGACTAGGGCGCGCTCTACCGTGATCTTATCACCGAGCCTAACGCCCTCTGTCGTACCGAACCCTATAGTGGGGACATCACCGGGTACAGGTGTATATGCAACCCCTCGAAATGATTCGTGGTTGGCGATACCGACGATTGCACTGGCCGATAGGGCGAGCGCGACAATCCTAATCCTTAGACTCATGTTTATTCTATCCTTTCAGGTCACGGACGATCTGGTATACTTTGTGTGCGATCATCAAGAGCGTGTATAGGAGAGTTGCCCATAGAATCAGGTCAGATACACTGTACCCGGCAATTGTGGCCAATGATACAGATACTGGAGGCCCAGCTTTTGCGGCTAGTGCTGATATAGATTCAGCGTGGCTTTCGGTGGTCATATGCTTGGCCTTCATGGTGCGGAGATAAAGTAGCCTGCGTCGATCTCGAGCTTTATACGAAGACCACTTGTCATCCCAATTCTTTTAATAATAGATCCTACAGAGCATGTAGCTATCCTGTGGTCTGTGCTGAAACGCTCTCTTTGTACTCGACACCAAATCACCCCGTCCAACATATAGAACAGGAGCACATCTGATGAGTTTCCCAACTGAGCAAAGGGGCGCTTATCATCGTGAGTCAATTTAGGCGTTGTTGCGCCGGCAGGTAGGGTCGTTGTTGTATAACCTCCGACAAAGGAATCATACCAGTAATGGTAGGAGGATCCGTCTGTCAATACATAAGCCAGAATCGGCCTCATATTAGCGTCAAATGAGAAAGATAATGCCACCAAACCCATCAGACCTGTTCTGACAACGTAATCAG